AAGACTTTCGTGTGCTCCCCATCGAAAAGGTGTTCGTTCTCTTCGTACCTCTGGAGCCGGTCCTTTTCCGATTCCGGTGGCCAGGGTTGGCCGACGGCGAGCGCGGCTTCAAGATCTCGAATCATATAATCCTCATCTGCCTAAGTTGTTTTGCGGCTTCCCTCGCAGCGTAGCGGTTGCCGTCGCATATATGATCTGGGGAACCCGATCCGCCTTTCATGTACATATCAATCCCCTGTTGTTGTTTTTTCTCATCCCAGAGCAGATCATTAAATCCCCAGATAGTCTTTTCGCATTTTTCGTAAACCTTGAGCTTCCCCGTAGCGAAGAGGGTCGATATGTCCTCCAGGCCGGGCATGATCGAGTTGTCGGCTGCCCGGACGTGTGAGATATGCTGATGAGGAGATTGCTTAAGTTCGCGGATGAATCCGGCCTCCTCCGGGGGTATCAGGATCTTCGCGGCGACGGGCGATCCGTTCCAGTAGCAAAGCCGGGCGATGTCCTCGATATATTCGGGGTTCGTCTTTTGCTTGCGCTGGATAACCGAATCCCAGTAGAACTCCTGGATGATATACCAGACCCCGCCCGACAAACCCCACAACGTCGCGGCGAAGGGGTTCGCGGTTCCGTAGTCGGAACCGACGAGGTACATGGTGAAGTGGTCCGGAAGAGTCGAGACGACGTAACCTGCATCTGGCGACGGATCGAAGAATTGGAAGACCCGGCCCTCGGCTGCGACCCACAAACCAAGGATATTTCGGCGATAGAATACTGAGTTTTTCGGCCAGCGGCGTTCATATCTGGCGATCGTCTTGGGGGACAGGCTCAGGTTATCCGTCATCAAGAAATGAAGACGGAGGAGCCTCTTTTCCTGAAGCTTCTCGATGTAGTCGGTATAAAACCAGTGGGTGTAGCCTTGGGGGTTGACGTTGTACCACAATTTCGCGTCTTCGTGTGAACAGCGGCCTTCTGCGGTCTCGACAAAACTCTTCGGCATCAGTTCGGCTTGGTCGAAATAAAAACCGGCCCCGGTAAACCCGAGGAGGGGATCTTGTGACCGCTCGTTATTCCCGCCAAATAAATAAAAGTAATTGGTCCTGCTTCCTTTCGTCACTTCGAGCCGGGGTTCTTCTGATGATCTTACGTCTTTGATTTTGTAGTTTCGGCCCGGAAGGACCCGTTTTAAGGGGCCTATGACGTTTCGCCGGAGGGCTCCCAGGGTCTTTCCCGCCATCCCCAGGTTCTCGGCGTTGAACGTCGCCATCGCCCAGTCAACGAAGCTCACCGATTCGGGGAGAGACTTTCCCGCCCGGATAGATCCATCGAGAATTATACCATCATAATCAGAGACGCCGCTTTCAGGCATCCACCAGTTCATCACCATTCGCTGTTTGTGACTCAGCGGCTTCCATTGAAATAGCGGCGGCCTCTTCTTTCCAGTCATCTTCAGCTGTCAACCTCACGGCTTCCAGGTATCCATCGGGCTCAAGGTCGGCTCCGCCCGCCCCCGTCTCTTTCCGTCTCTGTTCCAGAAGCCGCTCGACCGCCGAGGTCCATTCCATCATGCCTTTAGGGTATCGGGATTTTGGCAAAATCGCTTTCAGCGTCGAGAGACCTTCATCTAGGAGCAAAAGGCGCTCTTCGGGGCCGAAGGTTGATAAATCAATCTCCGCGATAGTTTCAGGTTTAGGAATTGTAACCTTAGGTTGATAACCTTTTTTCGGAGGGCGGCCTTTGCCTTTTCGCGAATACCCTTCCTTCTTCGCGATTCTTGAGACCGTCGGCTTCTTCCCGCCATCGCCTAATCGCTTTGCAGCGATCTCTTCAAACGAAAGCCGTCCCTCTCGGAGATCCTCGATAATAGCGTTTCGGACTTCCGGAGGGAGAGGTGGCGGCATGTCATCAATTCACCCAAAAACTAGATAGCCGTGGCCCTATTGGCCCAGGGGATCAGGCCCCCGCCCTAGGACACGGCTCTAAGTATCTTCAACAAATCGAGATCAGATTGCCTCATCGGCGGTTGGAGCCGATCGTTCCAAATTTGGCAATCACATGCCGCAAAGCCCCGCGTGTCGTATCTGACAACCTCACCACATTTCTCGCAGCGAAATAATCCCAGGCCATCAACTACGATCTCTTTTCTCGTCCAAAGATCACAAGCCCGGACCCGTTCCGATCGCCATGACTGACCTGCCCTAGAGCTATGCTCATGAGCAATCCGTCCTCTGGGGTTCACTACCCATTACGATGCCGACATATTATAAATACTTTTGTATCCGAGATCACATAGCACCCTTCAGTATATCGCAACAATGTATAACTTCATCGAGCTTATCTAGGGGCCTATAATCTTCCCATTTCGCAAGCGTACTCTCCGAAATCGATGTCGTCCTACGGTTGTTAATTTTATTGCCCGGGACAAGCCAAATATGTTCCGGGTTCAAATCGGATCTATTGTCAAATGCAATCAATAAAAAATAGTCAGCCATAGTATTTTTGTTGATGCCGAAAACCCACATATTTGGGTGATTCTTCCCCCGCGTTGCGCTTTTGACGTCGATTTTATACCCACCACCACAAATAAAATCGAATCCGGGGTTATTTTTTGGCATTCTACTCACGTTTTTGAAGACATGTGCTAATACCCTCTCGGCCACATACACACCCAAAAACAACGGACAATCCGGATTAGTCCCCAGCGGGCGATATCCCCCGGTGTGATTCCTATAATCTCGAAGGTAGTCGTTTTTACACGCCTTGCACCAGTAATTGAACCCATCCCAGCTTCTCTTGAGCTTATGAAACTCCGACAACGGCTTCAAAGCGCCACATTTCATACAACGTTTAGAATCCATCTAAGTTACACCACCTGACGTGTTCCTGGATAGTTACTGGGGCAGGTGGTCCAGGTAAACCACGGTTCAGGTTGCAATCCCTAGCCCAACAACTAATTGTAGTATTTCTATTTATATCTTTCCTCTAAATGCCTCTGCTGGAGGCGGATGGCATGGCAGCGGCGGCACAAGAGCACGCCGCCGCGTCGCCTCATCTCGGACTCGTCCACCGAGCGCATGCACCCCCAGCAGTAGGCGATCATTCGTGCCCCGGCCAATAGGCCGTCGGCCTCCGGCCGCCGCGCCCGGGCTTCTTGATCCCGTGATGCTTGCCCCGCCAGTACTGGACCATCGTGGCATAGCATCCGTTTCCGACGAGGTCGGCTATCTCTCTATCTGTGAGACCCTCGTCGACGCGGGCCTTGACCCAAGCCCTGTCGGCGAGCTGGGGGTGGGGAGCTGGCCGGGCCGTCCTCATCCCTCCACCAGCCGGGGATATGCCCCCGAAGAGTACCGCCAATACCAGATTGCAGCGGCGGTCTTGTTCTTCTCGAATTGGTTCCAGTCGGATATCTGGCGCATGTAGCCGATATATCCCCGGTTGGTTCCCGGAATTCTCGGCATCACCACCACCTCACCAATGCCGAACTGATGAGGATCAGACCAGGCTCGACCCCCAGGCGTGCCGCTAGGGGCACCACACGAGCCCGCCAGAAGCTTTCGTCGCCTTGCTCCATCCCAGCCCGGCCCCGGAGCATCCAGGCCCTCTGAAGGGCTGTAATCTCGTCCTCTGTGACGGGGCGGTGAGAGAAGTCCACCCGGCAGACGCCGCCGGGGCAATCGGTGACGCCGAAGTCAGAGAGGGTCATTCGCTGCCTCCGGGGGGCCGGCATATAGCATCTATCCATTTTAGACTGATGACGCCGCCGTCTTCGGTATATTCTAGTTTCACGGTTTCAACGTAAATCTCCCCCTTTTTGAAAGATTTGTATATATCCTTCAATATCGATGCATCGATCATCTCGCCTCCCTCCATCCCCATTGCGGCGTCGTGTCGGGCCTCGCAAGCCGTTCGGCGATCTCTCGCAGCTCGGCGTCGATCGCATCCAGCGATCGAGAGCGGTGGCGGGTCATCTTCTCAGCACCTCCTCGACATACCCGGCCTCGAATCGGTCGCCATGCCATAAGACGCCGGGGTCGTGGTATGCGTCGCCCACCCGGAGGATCGGGGCCGACGAGCAGAAGACGCCATCGCACCGGAGCTCTGTCAGGACGGCCGGCAGGGTCATGTCCCGCGCCTCGAAATCGATACCGAGCCGCTCCAGGTGGGCCGCCAGCACGCGGCACCTGGGGCAATCTGGGGTTTTGTATATGACTACTTGCATATTATATCGTCTCCTCACGCATCCAGCCACCAATGTTCTACGGGATCTATCATGGTTCAATCACATCCTAGTAGGCGGATAGTACATTTTCGGTGATCTCTCTTCCCATCCTCTCGCCGTCAGCTTCGGGGCTCCTTCTCCCTCTCTCAGATCAAACTCCATTTCGAAAACCTCCACGTG